CCACGCTATTCGGGCATCGCTGTTCACTTCAACATCGTCATATACGATATAATACTTCCCGTCCGCTCTCGGACGAATTGTTCTTGCTTCAGCTTTTGTCTCTCTGAGATGGAACGGGTCGGAGGCTTTCAGCGTCTTTTTTGCCTCCGACCACGGCAAACACACAACATAATCGGATAAATCCCCCAGCACCTTAAACGGAGAAATTGGAAAGCGGTTGTATCCATACTCAAGGAGAAAGTCATAAGCTTTTTCTGTGACGAAGTCAAATCGCGGCTTATTTGGGATCTTGCTTTCTCTTAGTAACTTCAATGAATACCTCCACCTGACGATATAAATCATCTAAATCCTCGTCTTTAAGGTCGGCGTTGCGGGAAAGGCCATCAGCGATTCTCTCAACGGTTTCTCTCTGTTTAGCTGTCCGCAAACCTGGAAAGACACGCTCTACAACTGGTGTATCATCAGATGGAGCATAACCAGCGACTTTCAGCAATTCTTCCTGCGGCAAAGAAAGCGCCTCTGCCAATTGGCACAGCACTTTTAAAGAAGGCTGTTTCCGTTCGTTGGTCTCTATGCGATAGATTTCAGTGTGGCTTATATTTGCCTTTGTTCCTAATGCATTACGGCTCATTCCGAGCTCTGTTCTTCTATTTTTTATAAAATCACCTAAAGTCATAGTTCTCACCTCTTATTTGGTTTCAAGTGTATTATATCACGAGTTGAACCTAATAGCAATAGGTTTTCTAATATATTTTCTTATAGGTTCAATTTACTCTTGACAAGCCTGTTGTAGCTGACTATAATATAGTTGAACCTATAAGTTCAACTATGCGTCGTAACGAGCAGTAGCCCAGACGTTAACGGCGCATATTTTTTTGCCCCGTGTTGAACCTATCGGTAATTCTATTTGAGTGAGGTGATGCGCATGAGTTCAAATAATAGAGGAGGGGTGATTTATCGAAGAAGTTCGTAATCTGAACGGTAAACGCGTTTGTGATGTTAGTCTGGACAAACGCGTCATCGAAATCGTGCAAAAAGGCTGTCTTACCCGTATAACAGCAAACCCCGACGGGACATTGAAAATTGAGAATGTTCCCATAGCAATACCAATCGCAGTTTAACTAAATAATTGTTATCCGCCAGAGCGCAAGACGACAGAGCGGGCAGAACATCCCATTGGGATAAGTATGCCTTCTGTCGTCTTTTTCTGTTTATGGCGGATTTTGCGACTCCGGCGGATTTCAAAATCTTGAAATTCAAAGGAGTCAATATTATGCAAGACAACAATCAGGACAATCAACGCAAAATTTACATCCGCAACACCAAACAGTGGGTGCCCGTAACCGAAGAGGTCTACCGCGAGTATTACCGCCCCATCTGGCGCTTACAGAAGGAAGCGCAAAAGAACGGTCAGTGCGTATGTCCCAAGTCCAAGCTCTGGATATGCGACGGCGACTGCGCCACCTGCGAATATCGTGCAGCTGGAAACACCATCTCGCTCGATGCGCCGATGGAAAACGCAACTGGTGAGGAGTTCTGCCTCTTGGATACTCTTGAGGACCCGGACGGCAGCTTTGCCGACGTCCTTGTGGACAGGCTTCTGCTTGAACAGCTTCTCGATGAGCTTGCGGAGTGTGACCCCGAGGGCAAACGCATCTGCGAGCTTATTATGGAGGGTAGCTCCAAGACGGAAATCGCGGATACCCTTCAGCGCGAGTTCGGTGGAAACTGGTACAAGTCCAAAGCCGTCTACCGCGAAAAGCAGGTGCTCGACCAGCTTCGCAAACGCATATTAGGTATTAAGTAATCACACGGTTTTGCCCTCTGTCAGAGAAATTTGGCGGAGGGCAAAATTATTTTTCTGTTTTTTTGTACGATGGGCTTCTTTTTTTCCAGTTGGTAGTGAGGACAGGGAAAACGAAAAGTCCTCAGATTGGAGGAAGCCCTAATGAACGAGAAAAGACAAGTAACCGACACGGACGAGGAATTGATTGACATCTTGACTGCAATTTCCGTCGTGTCCAAGCGACTGGCGAGAAACCTCACTATCCTCGCTGCACAAAGCAAATCTAAGGAAGGAGAGAAAACGAATGAGCAAAACGAGCGAGATGGCTTTGACCATCGAAGAACTGCGCAAGTGTGCTGCTGCTATCAGCGACGCGGCTAATTGGCTGGCGGAGAAGTTTAGCGGCGATGAAGCGCCGGAAGCACCCACACCTTTGAAAGAACCACCGCTCACGCTGGAAGCGGTCAGAGCCGTCCTTGCGAACAAGTCCCGTGCGGGCTATACCGCTCAGATACGCTCTCTGCTCCAGAAGTACGGTACCGACAAGCTGTCGGGCGTTGACCCCGCTAATTACAAAGCACTGCTTGCAGATGCGGAGGAACTGAACAATGCCACCTAAAGGACACGCGGTACTATCCGCATCATCTTCTGAGCGCTGGCTTCACTGTCCTCCCTCCGCTCGGCTCTGCGAGAGCTATGAGGATAAAGGCTCGGACTACGCCGCCGAAGGCACCGACGCTCACGAGCTTTGTGAATATAAGCTCCGCAAGGCGCTGGGCATGGAAGCACAGGACCCAACCGAAAACCTAACATGGTTCAACGAAGAAATGTCGGACTGTGCCAACGGTTATGCCGCCTATGTTCTCGAACAGGTGGAAGCCGCAAAGCAGACCTGCGCTGACCCCGTCGTCTTGATTGAGCAGCGCGTAGACTTCTCCCGCTGGGTTGAGTCCGGCTATGGCACCGCCGACTGCATCATTATTGCGGACGGTACCTTGCAGATCATCGACTACAAACATGGACTGGGCGTTCTCGTAAGCGCAGAGGAAAACCCGCAGATGCAGTGTTACGCGCTTGGCGCTCTGGAACTGTTCGACGACATCTACGACATCGACTCGGTACGCATGACTATCTACCAGCCCCGCCGCGACAATGTCAGCACCTATGAAATATCAAAGGACGAGCTCTACCGCTGGGCGGACGAAGTGCT